TATTCTGAAGGTGTTTGAATACCTTGTTCGTCTTCACTCGTGCTATCTATAATCTCTATGGTCAGAGGCTCTAGATTCTCGTGTTGTATCTCTTGCCTCTCAATGTATCCTCGTTTCTTTCCCTTAGTTTTTAGATAGAAGATTGTAGCTGGTGTACTTCCATTCTTTATTTGATTGTGTAGTTGGCTCTCTGCAAAGTCGAGAGCGATGTTTGATAAGTCTTCCACTTGATACTTATAGTCTACATCCTCTCTCAACCATTTGTAATGTGTCTCTCTAGATATGCCTACCGCCTTACAAGCAGAGGTCACTACACCAAGAGATTGTTGTAGTGCCGCTATCATTGCCTTTTTTTTAGTGTCAGTTTGTGTCATATTATAATAACGTAAAAGCTATGCAATTTACAAGCCACAATACCCAGAGTCACATTCATTGAAGTCCTCATCAAAGAGTTCAGACTGACTGTTCCAAGCCTTGACCTCATCGTAGGTAATGTCGCTTCTCCAAGTCGCTCCGTTTATACTTTCTCTCTCTCGCTTGGAAAACCATTCAAGTTTGTTTGGGTGTTTCTCCCACATCTTCTTCAAGAGCATTGGGTTCTTATGGAAACATCCTACACAGTTATTCATCCAAGCAAAGCGTACAGGTTTGTCTTTCCAATACTCTTCAATCGTGTCTTTGAATAACCCATCTTCAATAAGAGGGAATGCGGGTTTTTGATACGGAACATTCTCCCATTTATTTCTTCCATCTGGGTGTTTCTCAAATGTAGCTTTAAACTCACTCAATCCATCCCCATTACATCGGTCAAGCATATTCTTTGCTCTACGCATTTCATTTGCTCTAAAACCAATGCGAGTCTCTACAGGCTCTCCGATATTCTCTGCCCACCAATAGAACATAGGCTCTATCTTCATCTCTACCGTGCAGAATCGTTGCACCTTGTTTGGGAGATATACCTTGTCTTTTCTTGTGGTTATTTCATCAAAGGTTCTTCCTGTAACCCAAGTGATAGGTCTACCTATGAACTGCTCAAGGTCAAGCATAGTATATATGATAGTATCATCTTCTGCAGTTCCAATAAAAGGCTTTTGTATTCTATCCTCTACTTCTTTGCGTATCTTCTCATCAGGAAACTTGCAGTTAGTATCCTCTATACGCACTAATGCAAATACATCGTAGTCTGCTGGATAGTTTGCTGCTATGTAGCTTGATGTTTTACCTCCTGATAAACTATTTATAGATATCATAGAATATCCTCTATATAGTAACTATCTAAGTCTATTCCTTCTTGGAAAAACTTCTTATATATTTCGATTCCTTTGCGAGTTCGTTTCTTACCACTCTCGTAAAACTCCTCACTAACGTGATATACTCCTATGTCTAGACTCCCTTTGTCTATAGCGACAAAGTGGAAGTTCTCAGGAGGTATGTCAAATAGATTGCAATAGATGTATGCTTGTATATCATATCCGTACTTATAGCTACTATATTTAAATGCATCTAAGTCTTGCGTAGTCTTGAGATCAATAATATGATTGCCTTGTAGTATGTCGGCTTTTGCTCTAAACGGCATACCATCTAATTCATCTACTCTAGGTATCTCAAAGTATGACTCCTTGAGGTAAGATAGTACCTTCTCATTTCGGAGCATTGCATCTTGCAATCTCCGTATATCTCCTTCCTCTTTTCTAGTGATAACCTCTACACCTTCTTCTAAGGCTTCTTTGAATGTCTTAGAGTTTCTGCTTTGTACATCTACTACCTTGACCTCATCCATCTTATGAGGTTCAAGGACTGCTAAGTGAAACAACTTACCAATAAGCAGAGCTTTGCTATTAGTATTTTGACCATAGGTAGTAACGTAGTTATAGGTCTTAGGAGATTGTAGTAGCATCTTAATAGATGAGGATGACAATGCTGCCTTACCTAGATATCCGTAGTATTGCTCATCGTCTAGTGCTATCTGCTCAAGGTGTCCTACCTCTTGGTAGACACCATCAAGCATCAATATCTTTTTATCGTTGTGCATACTATCGGTATTGTATTGGTAGGTTAGTGGTGCTTTGTTCTATCCAGTTCAAGAGAACGGATAGCACAAGTAGTCCAGCAATAAATAATAGAGTCAGTATTACTGGAGGGTAATACTTCTTAATAAAGGTTTTGATAGTTCCCATAATAAATTATTTAGTTAGTGTTGTAATATACTGATTTGGATATATTGTTTCTTAGTTGCTAAGATAAGTTATTCACTTATCTTATTAGCCAAATGTATAGATAAGAATCCTACGGTCTTAGTGATTCTACTCCTGTCGGTAAAGTGTGATGTTTTAGGCAGTCCTTTCATATCCTCCCATATAGGTTCATCTATCTTACTTAGGTTGAAGACATAGATACCTTGAGGTGTGCTATTGATGTAGAAGGGAGTTGTTTCGTACTGCTTTGCTCTACGGATCAAAGCATCATATTTATCCTTCTCTATAATCAGGTCATCGTAGTGCTTATTCCTACACTTCAATTCTATGTCCATCTTGTATTGTTTGGAGTAGCAGTCAAAGCGAGAATACTGGTTCTCGCTTTTCTCCAAGTCTCTGCAATGAGTTATCTTGAGTATGTTGAACAAATCAACTTCCCTCATAAGTAGCGTATACTCCTTTGAGGTCTCCTATAAGTCGCTTCCATTCCTTAGGGGAACAAGAACACGGAATAGAGAATGTATGACCAAAGACTCTGGAGTGTATCCTTGCTAGTGGTTCGGTGTACTTCTCCTCTATAACATTGCCTTTGAAATTATTGAAGAACTCGGTAAGAGTTGTATACTCTCCCTCGTTCAAACATTCTATTACATTTCGTGTAGGGAACTTTCTATTAAGTGCCTCTTGTCTAGCATCACATCCACAATCTAAACCAGTTGCCTCTGCAAAGAAGTCTACGACTTTCTTTATACCAGTAGCCTTAGTCACTTTTGCTATCTCGTCTCCTAGTCCTCTACTCTTGGGAGCCTTTGTACTCTTGGTACTTTTCTTTGTGCTTTTCTTTGATTTTTGTTCTGACATTCTTCAGCGTATTAAATATTGAACTTGAACTTATTTTTGAGCCTTCGCTTAGTTGCCTTATGGTCTCATTGTTTCCATAGTATATCTCGAATATCTTTCGGTCATACCAATGTAGATTCTCAATAGTTTCAGATATATCTTCAAGCATCTCTTCAAGGAGATGCTTACAATCATTACTAGACTCCTCATATTCAAAGTCTTCTTTCAGTTCCACCAATGAAACCTTAGACCTCTTTCTATCATAGAATAAGTTCCTTAAAGTAACGTAAACATAGAACGTGTTTACATCATCATCTCCGTACTTGATTTTGTCGTACGTTGTTTTGTCGTACAACTTGAGATACATCTCCTGAACTAAGTCTCTAGAGGTTTCCTTGTCGAGACCAAAGCTCTGAGCCATACGCATCCAGTCTTTGTCTCTTTTGGAAAGTTTCTCTAGTAGTTTCATAGGATTCTAGGTTGCGATAATATAACCTATAATTCTATACGCTCTAGTAAATCCTCTACTTTTTTATTAAGAGCCTTTATCTCTCTCTTGAGGTCACTATTCTCTTTCTCTAGTTTAGCATTTACTATCTGAGCATCTAGGATATTACTCTCTATCTTTTCTACGGAGGTCATACAAAAACTGATGGAAGAGTATAGAGCCTCCAGTTGAAGAACTGCAATACGATTGTCTGAATTGTCCTTTATCATCTCTCCTAAGATGATGAGCTGCTCTCGTAGAGCATACATAGCAAAACCATCCATCCTTCATTATAGTATAGATTCTACTTCGTCAGCTATCGCATTCCATATATCGCCATAGTAGACCTTCTGCATTTCGCTATTGTATATCTTCAAGACTTCATAATAGTCATCCATTGGAGGGTTATAGTAATCGCCTCTTTGTCCTTCGTGGAAGGCTAATTCTACATACCAATCGCATCCTGATATGACGAAGTGTCTGAGTTTCTCCCTTTGTTCTTTTGGTAATTTTACTTTCATAGTTGGTTGTTTTTACAAAATTATAAAATATCATCTACAAATATCGGAGTATGTTCTCCGATATCCGTATTAAAAGTATTATAGCATAGAAAATCTAGAGCATCTTCATATGAATAATCCTCTTGCATTATAATATATATACAAGTTTCTCTTGAGTATACCACTCTCCAAGAGTGAGGATCAAAACCAATAATAGCTTCGTCAAAGCCATATGCAAAAGTAACCTCTTGCTCATCTGAGTATCTTTCAATGATAGTATCTTTAATGCTCATATATATACTTCATTTTTTGTGCTACTGCTTGTACCACAACAACCGTTACTGCGTTACCGCATTGCTTATATCTTTGAGTATTGCTCATCTTTTTTATCACACCATCGTAGTTACCATACTCGGTGTGATTATCAGGAAAGCCTTGTAACCTTTCGCACTCAATAGGAGTTAGTCTGCGGATTCGATTGACTGCTTCATAAGTATATTTAGTATCTAATTGTATTACACCTTGATTTGAGGTAGGTTGGATTGTTTGTGCTTTTTTCTTACCTACTCTTCCTCTCCTGGTAGATGACTCTTGCACAAGACTTATACTATCTCCTTCAGTAGCTATCTCATAACCACATTTAGTACCACTTTTTACTTTTACTTTTTGTGGAGGGAGTTCACATTCACTAATGTACGAGCCGTTTGCTGTTGCTGCTTCATATCGTTGGAGGATGGTATGTGTTTTAAGGTTGTGTTTCGGTAACTTAGTATTCTCTCTTGACTCTTCTCCGATAGGAAAAACTCCTCTCCAATCTCCTTTGGGGGTTGTAGAATATCCGACAAGGTATATGCGCTCTCGGTTTTGGGGTAGAAACCACGATGTATTAAGCAGTTCCCATTCAAGTCTATAACCCCCAATGTTGGTAAAGGCTTGGAGGATTGCCGCAAAGTCTGCGCCATCATTTGAGGAGAAAGTTCCTTTAACATTCTCCCAGACAAAAGCTCTAGGTCTGCATTCTTTGATAAGCCGTATTGCTTCAAGGATAAGAACTGACCGTTCTCCTTCCATACCTTTACGCCTTCCAGCGAGACTAAAGTCTTGACAAGGACTTCCAAAAGTGATAAGGTCAATATTTGGGAGGTCTGCTCCTCGAACATCTCTAACTGCTCCGACATATTTTGAATCTTTAAATTGATGTTTATATACTGCTATTGCGTGTTGGTCTATCTCAGAGAAATAACTTTGCACTTCATATCCAGCACGTTCAAAACCTAGATGAAATCCACCTATTCCACTAAATAAATCCAGTTGGTTAATCTTCATCTCTTTTACGTTTTGCCTCTTCTCTGAATATCTTCTCAATGGTCTTTCTATTTGCTCTACGAGCTTTCCTATTTGGTATACTTGGTGCTTCAGGTAACTCTACAAAGTTTCTGATAAATGCTTGTTCATCCCTTGAGAGTTGACCTCTCAAGTGGACTTGAATCAATAGATCAAATATCGCTGCTAAGTTGTTCCTATTTATAAGTACGTTTGCACTCTTTCCTTCCTCACTCATCTCTTCTTACTTGATGGATTCCACTTATCTCTACTCTTTAACTTCTTTGCTTTTCTCTTCTTTCTCTGGAATCTTAAATTAGCAAAGTATTCCGCTTCTAAGTTATCCTTATATGGTATGTACTTCATATTTCAATCTGCCTCTATACCAAACTTATCTATATCACTTTTCATAAGTTTGATTAGAGTGCTTTGTTTTTTTTTTACGTTCATAAACTACATAACCGTTACTCTTTAGAAGAGTAACTGCTTTGTCTAATTCTTTCTTATGCTTTCTATAATGCTCGAAAATTGTGTTACTGATTCCCATAGTTTTTTGTTTATAATAAATTCTTTAATCTTTTAGCCTCTGCCTCTACTTCATCAAGTCTTATTTGCAGTTTGGTATTGTGTCTTTTAAGCACTTTCATTTCGTGTTGGAATTGCTGGTACTTTCTCTCGTAGCTTTCTTCAACACGTTTCAGATGCATCCTATTTTTTTTCTTCATAATACTTACTATCTCTTCAGAAGTAGTACCACTATATTGAAGTATATCCATCATCGCTTGACTTTCATTCTTATCATATTTGCAAACTAACTCCTCTACCATTTTACAAAACTCTATAAATAGTTGTGGATATCCTAGAGTATAATTCATATTATCTAAGTGTTGCTTTTTTGCATATACGATTGTTGCGTGGTCACGCTTCATTATTTTACCAATAGATTTAAGAGTTAATTTTGTATGCTCAAGACAAGCCATCATATAGGCTTGTCTATATATTACATTGTTCAATACCCTTGAATCTCCTATACGATTCTTTTTGCGTATTTCATTCCATTGCTTTTCTAGCAGATTGTATAAAGTCATTTGTTCATTATTTTGTTATGTAATTCTTTTAGCCAGTTCTTCTTATCAGGTACATCTCCATACTTAATATGACAAGGTCTACATAAAGCCATAAGGTTCTCTATCTTGTCCGAATACTTAGAACCACCCATTCCTCTAGATTCTATGTGGTGAATGTCTACCGCTTTAGAGCCGCAGACCTCACAAGGTATAAAGTCTTCGAGTCCATAATTAAAGTAGTCAAGGTATATCTTAGTATGCTTTCTCATATTTGAGTCTGAGTGTATTGTTTGTTTCTAAGTCTTTGAACAAGGTCAATACCTCCTATCTCAAATCCTACGTTACCTATCTTACTCCTTAAAAGAATAGGGTTATCCATTCCAGTAGGTCTCCCTCCTGTCTCCATCTCTTTAACTTTGCGTATATGCAAGTGCGAGTACATCCAATCTTCAGATGATGTATACCTATGACATACTAGCATATCCGTTGCACGATTCACCCATTTACCTCCTCCTTCAGCATCTGCCGCCATCGGAGGACAAGGGAATCCTTCATAGTCGTGACCTTTCTTATGCACTCTTCTAAGTGCATCAGTTACTGCGTGAGTGTTTAGCCATATAGATACATCCATCTCCGAGCAGAACAACCTCATCATACTAGCAGCGAGGTAGTCGTAATCGTGACCAGTCAAACCAGCTAGAGCATTTTTATCTTTTGTCAGAGAGTTGTACGGATCAATAAGAAATCCATCGTACTCCCATTCTGAGTGAATGTCTCTTGCTACCTTGAGTAATGTTTTAAAAGTCATTAGTTCTGATGTATCTATAATATTGAAGAACTGACCTAAGAACATTAAGCTCGTCTCGAACTCGTGCATAGATAACTGCTCTAAGGTTTTGCCGTTGTAGTATTCTATGAGTTTCTTCATAAGAGAATAAGGCTCATTCTCGCTGGAGTATATAAGCCACTTGATGTCGTGCTTTAGAGAAAGCACCAACATCAGATACATAGTCAAGCTAGTCTTTCCTACGTTAGCGTGTCCTAGTATTATATTAAATGCTTTTGGCTTGAACCTGAAGTATTCGTCTATACCATCGTGTCCAAATTTATAACCTTCTTTTATCCTCCCTTCTTTGACTGCTAGTAGTTGTTCGTGCAGTTGGCTATAGTCAATCGTTTTCTCCATTGTTTAGGTCTTCCCATTCTTTTAGTCGTTCAAAAAGTATCTCGAACTGAGCCTCTAAGATTTCATATTCTAGTTGCAATCTATAATAGTCCAAAGCCAATTCTTTATAGGATTGGTCTTTTCGCCATAACAATTCGTTGATAAATTTATCACTTTGTTCCATTCAGTTATAGTACAAAAAAAGAGGGTAGCTTTTAGGCTACCCTCTTTTTTTTTTTAGAAGGGTAAGTCTTCGGCTTGTTCCAATACCTTTTCCCTTGCTGCTGATGGAGATGGTGCTTTTACTTCAGGAGTCTTGGTGTCCTTTTGGTTTACCCAATTGTTAAAGATTTCAGCAACCTCTAGAACTTGTTCGCACTTAAACTTACGACCTTGACTAAATTCTACTGCTGATTTCAAAGCCACTTGGCGCACGATCAAATCTTGCTTAGAACCTCCTCCATCGTATCCTCTTTGTGATATGCTACTTTTTGCTATTCCATTAGAATACTCAGGATTCACTCTACGGAATCTTGACTTCTCCACATCGTATGTGTAAGTCAAGTCTTCTCCTACTTTTGGCTCATAACTCTTAGCGAGTATTGAGCCACTTTGACCGTTAGCTAACTTTAACTTATAAATGTTAAAGTCGTTCCATTTTGTTTCGAACATTACGTCCGTAATCTTAGATGATTTCATATATATATTAAATTAAGATTCTTGATAATATGCGCCATCAGATTTATGGCGTTTGATGTACTCGTTGATAAGTGATTGAGTCATCTCTGAAGTGATACCCTTTGAGAGTTTGTACTCTCTATAGATATACTTTCTTGTGAGTTCTAGTTCTTCTCTTAGTGCTTGTACTTGACAATCTAAGTAATAAATCATTTGGTCTTCCATAAGATATTTAAGTTGGTTATTGATGACAAGATAAAAACTATTAACTAAATAACTAACAAATAAATTTTATAAGTTATTAACAAAAAAAAAAGCACCTCGAAAGGTGCTTTGTATAATGACCGTGCATTAGATTTAATTATTATTTTACTGGGACATTATAGCTATTAAAATTTCGTTTCTTTCTTGGATTGTAAGAACGTCATTTATATTAGGACCGTTATAACCATATCCAAAACCAGAGATTACAATTCCTGTTGCGTTTGCTTCGTATAAAACCTCTGTTCTTTTTCCTCTGAATTCTAAAATAATTACTCCTTTCATTTTTTCCCTTTTTAGTTAGTATCGTTTCCGATGGTGTAAATATAAACAAAATTGTTAACATACAACACTAGCAACAAAAAAAATTAAAAAATTATATAATACAAAAAGAAACCCCTCGCCATAGCGAAGGGTTTCACACCAACTAAAATATCAACGAAAGGGAACTAACGAAGATATGCTTTAACTATTGCAGTATTCTTTGTAAGTGTCTCATCAACCACGAGCTTAACCTCTCTAATAACCTTCTTGGAATCATCAGGAATGAATCCCATATCCACGAGAGAATCGCAAAAGAACTTAGACACCATAATACAATTATCAATATCATACCTATAATTACAACGGATATGTATTTTAGCACAAGTATAGTGCTTGATATCATAGCTATCCAGTTCTGCTTTAATCTCTTGTTTACATCTATCCTTTTGTTGCTTTCTGAAAGTCCAATGTCTTGAAGAGTAGAACGCATTAAGGCTAGGTACTTTACCGATTTCAATTTCAATCTCATCAGTATAAGTCATATAGACTATTAGTAAATTAAAGTTTATTTTCGTAATAATCTCGTTAGAGAGATTATTACTATTAGTATGATTAGTATAAGTAATAAGAACTTAACTTGGTCAAAGGTACTGACTTTTTCTTTATAAATCAACTTATCTACCTCAACTTCTTTAAATATCTTAATAGTATCAGGAGGACATATTGTCTCTAAGATGATAGTATCGTGTCTTACTTCTATCTCAGTCCTTACTCCTCCTTGCTCTACGATCAAAACCGTGTCAGTCTTGAACTCTACTTTAGCCTCTAAAGTTTTTGTTTCAGTAACTACTATAGTATCTACCTTTACTTTCTCCACTTGAGAGATGGTTGGGTCTTTAGCTATCGCTCTTTTCAGATGATAGTTAGCACCACAACTTGATAGTATCAAGGCTACTATAATTATATTACATCTTAACTTCCACACTCTTCGCAGTCTTCAGGGTTATCTATGTTGCATTGTGGTTGTTCGCAGTTCGTAAGCTCGTCTACGAAGTCTTCAAAATTATCCTCCATTCTTTGGGTCTTTCGTAAAGAATAAAACAAATGCAACTCCAAAAAAAGCACCAGCCTCCGTGAGACTTGCTTTATCCATTGCTACCATACCCAATCCTGATACTAACAATATCCCACCTATTAAAGTGGTCTTCCAGTTTTTAAATATTCTATCTATCATAACTTATCTATTTATCTTCCTTGACCTTTATATCTCTTCTTGTAGTTCTTACTCGCTTTATTGTCGCTTTGTTTTTTGCTATGCTTTCTACGTTTCCTTGAATTGGAAACGTACATACTTTGTATTCTCTTAGCCATTTACCTGAATTGATAATTTATACCAGCCCTCATATTAAAGAGCCTCCTATCCCAATACTTACGATATTCGCCTTCTGCAAATACTCCCCATCGTTTACCTATCTTCCATCCTAAGACTACACCTCCAGTATAGTCTAGCCATTGGTTACCATCTATATAATTATTATATGAGAACTGTTCATCTCCAACCATATGCTGATGCGAGAACAATAGACTTGCCCAAGTATGTAACCAAAACTTGTCAGTATAATGGTAGTAGTCTATACCGGCAACTGCGCTTAGAGAACCGAGATATCCTATACTATCTAAGACCTCTCTATTATATCTTCTCATAAGGTCGGGAAAGACGTGCCTCCTAAAGTCTTCATCACTATCTGCAATCTCATTACCTTCTAAGTCTTCCCATCGCCAGTCATAGTCATCTATACTATCATTGAGGTTGTTATCTATTCCGTACAAGAAGTCATTGAATCCCTGACCGTATGCAAACGCAAACCAAGGAATTGAATCAAGCAACTCTTCAACTGGATTGTATCCGTAAGGTTTGTTCTGCCTTGTTGCAAGTCCAATGCTAAAGTCAACTTCTCCAATGTGGGTTCTAAGTCTAAGGTCGGTTTGTCCATACTTTAAATTAACCAACCCTTGAGAGAAGTATTCGCCTTTGACAAGCCAATACTTCGCAAGGTATCTAAGAAAGTATCTTTGGTTCTCATACGCTCTACCTTGTTGCCTACCCATATCGTACTGCGCTAGGTATTCAAAACCTCTTACACTTCCAACCGTTGCATTAAGAGATATGGTAGATTCTGTTTGTCCATCATAGAATCTATTACGTCTATTCTCGTAATCGTATCTTGCTACCCTTCGTATGCCGAAGGTAGCTTGATAGTCATATGGATTCTCAATAGTGATATCTTTTATCTCCCCCATCTGATTGATGTAATACTCAGTTCTTACCTTCATAGGTGTACTAGCAAAAGCACTTGTATAGAAGGTAGCATACTTGAATATACCATCTATCTTTTGAGCGATCAAAAGAGATGGAAGTAATAGTAGTATCAATAGATATCTCTTCATTAGAACTTATTTATACCAGTTAGTTTGTCTATCTCCTTTTGTATATCCTCACTCTTTACCTTGAGAGTCATAGATAAGTCTGCCTCCCATCTTGCTACCTCTTCTCTATCATTATAAAGCACTATCGTAGGTACACTTTTTACATTACCAAAAACCATATACTCTGCATCCTCATCTATCCACGCATCAATAATCTTAGCATCAGATATATCACTTAAATTGACGTTGTTAGATTTGTTGAACTCTGCATTATATTGAACAAGCACAACTCCCTTTTTGAAGAAGAGAGTTGACTCAGGTACTATGTACAAGGATATAAGAATAAATAAGAAGGCTTTCATCGTATCTCAAACAATCTCTCTTCTATCTTGTCTAATTGAGTTTTGATTTCCTCTACATCAGACTTAGTATTCATTATGGTCTCTCTTACCAGTTGGTCTTTCAAATCGTATTCAGTACGACCTACCTCTGGAGGAGGTAGTTCTTTAGCTAGTTCTATATCTGCTTTAAGGTCAAAGTATCCTAAAGTTATAACTGCTACTCCTCCTACTATTGCGCCTATGGTCTTTAGTGATAGACCAACTATCGTATCTTCTGAGACCTCTTTCATTACTTTATGTATCTATATATCGTTGAGTATCCTTCTTTCTTAGATGCAGTAAGTTTCTTCATCCTATTGTTTACCTCACTATAACTAACGTGAACCCAGTTAGGATTTCCATTTGGATACTCAGTACCAAATTCCCATATCAACTGGTCGTATTCTAAGTTCTCTGCTATGTAGTCAAAGATTTGTTTGTTAGTTATTTTACCATATGTATCTGCATCTAAATCAAGAGCTTCTCCTTTGCAATGCTGACTTGTAGGTATATATACACCATTAACCATCTTATGTGCGCCACCTATAGCTTTGTTAAGTTCTTTACTGCGATATCCTGAACTTACACATATAGGTACTCCGAAATGTTCTCTTAATGGTTGGAATATCTTCTCTGCTATTAGTTTCAGATTCTCAATATGCTCATCAGTAGGTGTATTGTCTATACCCTTACGAATTGCAGTTTGGCTATACATAGCCTCTTTTAGTGTAAAGTTCTTGCTTAATTTCATACTTAACTTAGATATACGCTTCCTATTCCTTGAGCGTGAATTGAACCATCACAACACTCTATCTTATATGTCTCAGTCTCCCAACATAGACACGCCCTTCTACTCCCCTTTGGAGAGGAGTAGGAAGGGATATAGTTTTTATCTTCATTCTGATTGTGCATACTCTATAACTTCTAGTTCTTGTAGTTGACTTTGTATCTCACTAAAATCAGTATCCTTCAATACCGAAGTACCTACTACCCAATTATCATTAGCATCTTTACAAAACTCTAAGCGAGAGTCTTTGTATTGATATTTGTTAAGAGCATCGTACTGCTCTTGTGTTGCTATTAGTACCTCCATTATAATTTAGTATAGTAGTTAGTATACCACGCAGTTTCTATTGCTGACATCTTTGCATCAGTAAGGCTACCTCCAAATCCGAACATACCCATAGTATTACCAGCAAACATCTGGTCAGAACTTCTTGCACCTAGTAGGATCAAATCTTCTGCTGGTAGTGCATTGGAATCTACTCCGCTTGAGTCTACCGCAGACTTAGTATTCGATGCTGCAAGGTCGGTGCTTCTAAAGTTTATGGTATCAGATGCAGTTCTATTTTGAAAGAAGATGGTATCGTTATCTTTATGAATATCCATCTCTTGGTATTGGTTATCGTTTATCCAGTTTCGGTTACCACTATTTGAACCATCTACTTGCAAACGAGGACTTAGGTAGTTGCTACTACCATCATTACCATATATTCTATTGTTTGTTTGATTGCTACTATCCATTATTGGGAAGGCTGCAAAGGCACCAGCATCATCTCGAGTATAGTTAGTAGCATCTGATGAGTTCAAAGTAAATCCAGTAGCAAGTCTTGAAGTACCTCCGTTTGACCAACCTTTGTTAGATGTAAAGCTCGGACTATTAACCTTTGTAAGTTTGAATTGTGTCGGACTCTTGAAGTTCAAAAGAGTAAAGTCACTACCGCCATCAAGCGTAGTGACTGCAAAGATATATAGCAAGTCTAACTCATCCCACACCGCAGCATCTTTCAAGGCTTTTACAAAAGTGTTTTGTAGCACTTGATGTGCAGCAGTTGGAGGTGCAAATCCATTAGTAGTACCAGCATTCAATACTGCCGCATAGTCATCATCATATCCTAGACCTTCGTATACATCCCCCCAATCGTTGAGGTTGACTCTACCATCACCCCAATCAGTTGTCTCGTATATCTTTCCGTATCCCATTGTTCTTTGTCTTCTTTAAGAAGGTGATTAGCTTCTTTACATTCACCTCTTTTGGTTTGTAAGTTTTTATAGTACCCATCCTTGAAATACGCTATCTTTTAGTGGATGTATATCATCATTGGTATTCGATGTATATTCAGGATAAGAACTCTGATTAAAAGACATAAAGTCTATGAACCTTCTAGTATAGTATTCTGCTAGATTACGCTCCTTGTCAATCAGCATAGCCAACTCACTTCTCTCTAATGTCTCTCCATTTTCTACGGTCTTTTTGAATACTCCACCATTGGATGCAGTAAATGCTGCAAACGGAAGATACTCTACCATAGCAAAGTGGATAAGCATTTGTTGTATATAATCGTTTACAAGAGTTTGATATGTACCACTCAAAGTACCAGCAATGATGTCTGCGGATATCTTGTCATATAGTTTAGTACCTAAGTATTGCTCTATATGAACCTCTTGTGCAATCTTGATGAATTGTATAAACTTGTCCGTATCTACATTCCCTGATAGGAATGTATTACGGACTAAGTCATCTCTTGTTATAAATAATGCAGTAGCCATTAGATTCCAGTTTGTATATCTTTTTCACTTGGAGGATTAACAAATCCTTTATTCTTCATATCCTTCGGTGCAACACTTACCTTATTAGGATTTGTCGGAGGTCTAAATCCTCTCGCTCTTGCTTGTGTTGTACTTATCGTTTCAGCGTTTGGGTTATTGACATCAGGAGTGACGCCATCTTTAAATCTATAAGTTTTTCTAAACCATTTATGCTGACATCTAGCACCACCTTTATATAACCATATAGAGTATGTATCTGCACCCTCTTTACCGAATCCAGCATTTACTGGCTTCTTACCCATTGCTATAATATCTTCCTTACGATATATCTTGTTCGCCTTGACCATCTTTTTACAAAACTCTCTGCTATTTGGAGAGGTCTTTTTTGGAGAGTATTGGTATCTTACTCTGAATCTTTCAAGGTCTATGTTAGCACCATCTTGCTCACTAGATGCGTTAGGTCTTGCAGTACCAGTTGAGGCTAGTCCAATCATAGTATCAAATGCTTCCTCTTGGTCATAGTCTACCTCTCTCTCATCTACTAACTCCCACTCTTCTAAGTTCTCATCTTCGCCCATAGCGATCAAATCATCTACCAACTCATCATACTCTTGAGGTAATTCTTGTGAGCATTCTACGGAGTGGTTGCAAGTTTCTTTGGAGAAGAAACTTTCACCAGTTCTCTTCTCAGTTTCTTCTTTACTTACTGAGGCACTTCTATCTATAAACTCAAGAGGTTGAAGAGTCTTAAAGTATAAATCTAGTGCGATACCATTTACTGCTAGTATCTTATTCAAGGCATCTATCAAAAGGTTTTGAAAAGGTCTTACCACCGTGTTATCGAATAGCAAGGATGCAGTCTCTATCTCGTCTGCATTGTTTCCTAATCCAGTTTGGTCTTTGATACCTAAGAGCATAGGAGAAGTTACCCTATGCGCTACCATTAGCTTCTGCATAGACTCTCCTGATAAGAACTCATACTGCTGGGCAGCATCACTTATAGGTACTGCTTCAATGTTTGCTGCTAAGTCTGCATTTTCATTGAAGGCAAGTATGAAGTTACCAGCATTAGATGTACCACCAAACTTGTCTTTTATCTTGTGTTCAATAAGCATTCTCTCTTCCTCATCAGGCACTCCGTTATTGAAGTTGATAAGCATAGAAGGACTCAATCCATTCTTGATATTATTGATATGAAAGTTTGCTACCTCCTCTTCAAGCTCGGCATAGGGTATGCCTCCTTGATAATCTACTGGAGAATAGTAATAGTACCCAGCACGATAAGGTCTTACTACAAGAATCTCTATCGCATCATTTGACATACCGAAAGCAGATATCCTTTCAGGTATGTCTCCCATCTTCATCTTATCCCATTGTGCAGAATAGTAGTAAGCCTCTACATCTCCATCCGCATTCATCTTGCCTGAACGCAAAGTTTGTATAGGCATATGCTCTATCTGCGCTACCTCTCTACTTGCTTTTGAGTATATGATTTGGAAAGCACATTGCCCCATAAGTTTGAGGTCGCTCACTACCTTTCTCATACAATCAGGATTTATAAGAGACTTCATCATAGCATACTCTTGTGGCTTTCTGCTACTATCCGTTGCATCTATACCCTTGCCGTAGATCAAATCACTTATACCATTTATGATAGCATTATTTGTTGGAGAGCCATTGTATCGGTCAATAAGATATTGGTAGTAGTTATTATCTTCTCCGTACTGAACCCAATCCTTATTCTTTTTCTCAATTACTTCAGGCTTTGTGTAACTCGCCAAGTTTATTGTGTGTAGTTTCATATCACGATGTACTCGTTAGCATTTGTTTTGTCGTACTCGGTGTAGACATTATTGTTCGTTGTGAACTTCTCAAAGTCGGTCTGATTCGTGCAAAAGACTTTGCCTCTATATATCTCAGCATTGTCTGCTGAATTACCTATCGTTATGTAATAATATCTACCCTCTACAAAGGTAAAGTCCGCAGTAATAGATACAAAGTTTCCTACCTCCGTAGTGCTTAGAGTTTGCTTTGCTGCGGTAACATTTGTTTGCTCATCAGTAATCCTTAGTACGTTGGTACTTTCTACTACTCTAGGAATGTACTTGATAGTCTTATTAGATGTTGTAACTATGTGCATATTCAAGTAACGAGATAGCCAACTTTTGTCCAAAAAAAAGAGAGGCTCTCTGCCTCTCTTTATCGTTTGAACTAATCATCTTTTAGAAGTCTACACCACTAACGATTGTCTCAGTAGCACTACTCAATCCAGCAAATGGATTAGCAGCAACTGGGTTTTGTATGAAGTTAGATAGCATTAACTCTTCAGCAGTAAACTCAATAGTATATCCAATCAAGTCTCCCATCGCTGCACCTGATACTAAAGTACCTCCAGTAACATCGCATCCGTGTTCACGACCTAAGAGTAAAGCATTTCCGTTATAGTCTACCACTACGATATGTGGTCTACCATAAGCAAGAAGTTTCAATTCTTTACTATCATCTGCACTTAGTTTAGGCAATGTTAAACTAAGAGCTTGAGAGAAAAAGACCGTACCATTCTCACGTGATGCGGTTATAGTTTGTGTCATTGAAGAGTTGCCTTTTAGTTGGTAACGATACGCACTAAATGTTCCAGCAGCATCGGTAATAACATCACTAGCATCCAAAGTCAAAGCACCCAAAGCACCAAAGTCTACAAAGTAAACTTCGTGAATACCACCTACGACATCTCTACAAGGTGTTATTCTTCCTTTTGTTAAATTACAAGCCATTGTATTTTATTTAAAAAAAAGGGTAGGTAGTTTGTCTACCTACCCTTCCATATTGTTAATGGTCTAAGATTATGCGTAAAGCACTACCTCTGAACCTACTCCGTGAATTACCCCAGCAGTCATTCTCATAACTACACGAACATTTTGGCTACCATCAATGTCAGCCATATCTATCAACTTAACCTCGTTGTGGTCTGATAACAAACCAGTACCGAAGAACAAGTTCGACTTCTGAGCAGCTACCATTGTGTTAGCAGCAAGACCTGGAGATACGAAAATCTTCACGCCATCAAAAGCTAAGTCTCCACCATTGAACCAAGTAGTACCAGCGTTATTCACACCATTTGCACCTAGTCCGTTAGCACCGAATCCACCTAAAGCACGAACATAAGAACGAGCGATAGCAGAGTTCATATAGATGTATAAGTCTTCCTTTCCGTAAAGAGCAGAAGGAATAGCATCTACAACCTTACCTAACTCATCAATAACATTAGATGCAGTTACGGTTGTACCAGTTACATCTACTACGTCAGAGTCAGCAGCAAGTTGTAATTTCAATCCGTTGAATTGTCCGTCATTTGATCCGTTACCGTCCCAAATATTTTGCTCAGTTTTCTCTGCTACTTTCGCTGCAACGTGAGCGATAATAAAGTCAGCAAAGCTAGAAGGTAAAGTGTCAAATGCACTAAAGCCTTGTTCTGCACTTAGCCAGTCTGAGTGAAAGTCTTTCTTACAAAGTTGTAAGTTTACTTGGAACTCATCAGGAGCAAGTACACGCTCAGTCAATGTAACCGTAGAGGTAGCACTAAAGTCACAAGATGCATCCTTGAGGATTGCATCGGTGCTTAGTTTCTTAATTACCTCTTTGAATTTTACATTAGGTTTAATTGTAATACCACCACCCTCGATAGTATTAGCTGAAAGAAGTGCTGCTGCGATTATCTCACCAGCGTACTCTCCAGCATAAGTTGTTGTGATTGATGTAGTTGTAGCCATCTCTTTTTTTATTTATTAATTTTTACGTTCAGCCATTTTAGACAATACTCTATCTAGAGTAGATGTCTTTCTTCCTTGTGAGAATTTGTAAGACTTATCCTTAGTAACTTGTGCTTCAGGATTTGCCTTGATAGGTTTGGCGGCTGGTTCTTGTACCGATAGTTCTTGTTGTACTTCTTCAACAACTTCTTCAGATACTGACTCCTCCGCGCTCATATCTTCTTTCTTCTTCTTAGGGTCTACCATAGACTTCACTTCCTCAATCATTTGCTTGAGTTCATCCATAGCTTTACCTAACTCTTCTTTCGTAGCGTAAGCCATCTTCTCTTCTTCTTCTTCAGCCATTTCGACCTCTTCAGAAACTTCCTCAGATACTTCTTCAGCAGATGCTTCTACTTCTTCCTCTTCCTCTTTTGGCTCTTCTTTCATCATATCTCCTATGACACCTTCTTCAGCCACTACGAGAATCATACCATTTTCAAGCTCGTACTTACCAACTGGTAATGCAACCTTCTCTTCGTCTTCAGTCATAATAAAAACTGGCTCTCCTTTCTCAAACTTCTCAGCCTCGATAGTTGTGCCGTTCTCTAACTTCATTGTCTCTAGAGCAATTACTTGAGTCTCTTCAGCGAGGTCTACGTTGAGTAGACTCGCTATCTTATTTAAAGTATTTTTCGCACTCATTATTTATTAATTTATTTTTTTCTTATAATAGTCTTGAGAGTTGTTTTATTAAAGAATCTACTTCTTGAATCTGACCTTTAACCATAGCCATCTCTTGCTCTACCTCACGAGGTAAGTCTACACCTAAATCTTTAGCTTGTTGTTCGATTTGGTTTTTCATCGGATTCAATCTTACCAATGCTTTACCCGCTACATTCAAGTCATTTATTCCTTCTTTAGCAAGTTGTTCAACTTTACTCAACGCTCTTCTATAAGCACCAAAAGATTCTCTAGCTTGTTTTTTAAAGTCATCCATTAAACCTAACTCTACCTTCTCAGTAGAGAGTTTTGTCATTACGCTTTTTAGTGTGTCTTGTTTCATATCTAATTAACTTTTAATGATTTATTTGTTGCATTTTTACTTAGGTTTTTTTGGATGACCAGTAGGCAGTAGGTCATTGTCTCCAGTATACTTAGGATTTTGTGGTCTACCATTCTTCACGAGGTACAAAAACGCATTGACTCTTGCAAATGCCCATTGTGAGGGATTATTTACTCTTGGAGACCTTGATACATTAAATGCTCCAAGTCCTCTCTGGAAGACGGACTTGAGCATCCCTACATTGACTCCGTATCCTAACTTCTTCTTGTATCTCTCGTTGAAGTCATCACTCTTCTTCTTGAGAGATGCTTCGTCCTTCTTACTTACCTTTGCACCTCTTGAGGTACTAGCATCTCCTTTAGCAGTTCCTTTGCCTTTAGGATTAGGATTTGGTGTGTCTGACTTAGGTGCTTTAGGAGATTTGCGTATACCACCTCTTTCTCCTACCTCAGCCATCTTCACACATCTGCCCTCTTTGTTTTTCTTATATCCTTTAGGACACTTCTTAGTCTTGTACATATCGTCTTTGATATGGAACTCGCAAGGCATATACCAAGTCTTACCCTCAAACTCGTGAGTATGGAATCCTTTGCACCCTATGTTTCTCGCCATCTCTTCAGCCTTCTCTTGAGTGCTATATGCAAGTCTATCGTCTATAATAGCGAACTGGTCATCTACTACCATAGATGCTAGGTTCAACTGACCTAACTCTTTTAGCTTAGACTCCGACCATCTCTTAGCAGCCTTGCCTCCCCATAGCAAGTAGGAGATAGTACCACAAGCCTTAGTATCTGACTCATCATAATACTCCTCTGCTCTTGATAAGAACGAGTACATACGTTTGATCGTTTGTAAAGATATTGGTTGCCCTTGTGCAAGTTGTTGCGCTCTGACCTTACCTACTTGAGTAGCACATTTATTATTTACTTTTTCATTTAGGTCTATCCCTCTCTGAGCATTATTGCGTACTGCATTGGGATAATCAGAGTAGCTTTCTAATTCAGTACGCTTACCTTTTTTTGTTCTTAGGTCTTTCTTGATTATAGCACGAATCGCATTGAGTTGCTCTTGTGCCTTCTCTTCCTCTGCTTGTATCTTAGACATATTGACTTTGTCAGCAAAGTATCCTTCAATAGAGAATCCTTTTACCTTACCATTCTTGACATACTCATTCCAGACCTTGTCATTGTACACCTTCATAGATACCATCCAAGTACCAATAGGAACATCTAAGCCATACTCTCTACTCTTGTCTTTCTCTCCATCAACTATCCAAGACTCTACCACACTCAAACCCTCAAGCTCGAAGTTATGCTCTAGCGTACTCTTGTTTTGTTTGCCTTGAGTTAAGTACAACTCGCTGACCTTTCTGACCGTGTCCTTAGAGAAGTATATATAGTATTCCTCGTCTCCGTTCTTACGGAAGATTGTCTTGTTTGGTATCAAAGCAGCACCCATCAGGATACGCTTCTCTCCATCTACCTCTGCAAGTTTATACTCTTGCTCTTTCTTTAATGTGATGAAGTCCGACTCTATAGCTGGTTGCTCTACGATACTGATGGCTTGAACGCCACTCAGTATCTGCTCTTCATCTAGGATCAATTCTACTATCTTCATATCTATCCGAATGTTGCGTTATCTATTCTATTCCTATCTAGACTTTGTTGGGTTGTTACATCGCTTCCTACTACAAAGGCTCTTACTGGTTGGTTGTTTCTTTGTAGACTTTCTACTATTGCATTTGTACCAGTATCTCCTACGATATTAAACTGAGGAGAACCTCCTCCAGCAACACCTCCAAGAGTAGGAGTTGAAGAGCCACCAAACTTAGTTCGTGCTATCGTTGCTACTTGAGCCAAACCATTTGCTAAGGCTATTGCAGCGTTTCCAAATCTAAAGGACTGCGTAAGTGTAGGGTCAGTAGTCTCTGCATATATCTTGGTAATAGCTTGTGCAGTATTTATGATTGCGTTTGCTATACCAGCCGTTTTGTTTACTAAGAATGCTTTCTTTTGAGCCTTCTCATTTTCTCCAGCAAAGGCTTGTACAAGACCATTGATAGCACTTAGAGCATCCATAGACATCTTCACCTTTGCATCTTGTACTTGTCGTTCAATCTTTTCCTCTTGTAATTTAAGGTCTTTTAAAGAGTTTTGATACTCTTGCTCAACAAGTCTTCGTGCATCTAATATCTCAAAATAACGAGCAGAGTTTGCTTCCGTATTCTCTAACTCCTCACGAAGTGCATCTTTTTTTAGAAAGGCTATTGTGCCTATATCCATTATCTCTTGCTTAACCCTTGCTTGTTCTGAGAAAATCGATGCTCTGCGATTTTCAGATTGCATCTGAAAAATCTCTAAATCGGTTTCGCCTCTCGCTCTCTCAATGTCTAACAACTCTCGCTGAAGAGACATCTCATTTGTCAACTGCTCACTACGGAATCCAGCTACCTGTGCTTGTACTGCTGCAAGTTCATTCTCTGCTTGAATTTGTGCCTTTTTAAATTCTATGTTGTTTTTATCTTTCAAAAGATTTGCATTCGCAGAGTCTAGTATCCTTTGTGCTTGTTCTAGTTGCGCTTCTTGTTGCTCTTTAAGTATTTCGCCTAGTCTCTCATTCGCTGCTATTCTCTCATCTATAGAGAGTCTCTCATCGTCTCTTATCTGCCTTTGCTTCTCTGCTTGTAAATCAAACTTCTCAATAAGACCTTGCAACCTTGCTTCTGCAAGTTCTGCTTCGCCTTGTAACCTTACGTTTGCTTTTGCTTGTTCCGCAGCTGCTTTGACATTAATATCTTTTACACCATCGACAACTTTCTTAGTAATATCTCCAGCCTCTTGAACTGCTTCTCCTATGTTATTCACTACGGACTTAGCGGCTTCAAGACCTTCGGTTCCAATTTCAACCATTGATTCTTTTACCTCATTAAGACCAGCAGTAAGCTCTGCTATCTTTTCAGGTCTACCTTTACCCAAGAAAGACTTCTCATAGGCTAAAGATAATTTCAATACACCAAATCTGATGGCTTGGAAAGTTAACTTGAGAGGTGTGAGTGCAACGGTCAAGAGACCTTGTCCAACTTTCTTTAGCGCATCAAAGTTCTCGGTAGACTTTCCTACTTGTTCTACAACATTGCTGATAACCTCAACAACTTGACCTGCTATCAAGCTAACAAACTCAAAACCGACATTGAAAGCATCGACTACTTTTTGATTTTGCTTGAAAGCATCCGCAAGTAGAGTTACTGCTTTTTCTATCAAAGTAAATACAACACTTGCTTTGAGTAGTGTTTTAAAAGAAGTACCGAGTTTCTTAGTTCCTTTCGTTGCTCCTGAGAATCCTTTCTTAGAACTATTACCAAAATCCTTTACTGCTGCCGTAAGTTCCTTAACGGAATCAACAAACTCTTGGGAGGCTTCGGCAGCATTACTTTCTACTTCTATCTCTACGGTCTCCTTTATCGCCATTGGTTCTTAGTCTAAATGGTTTCTTTTCGTATTTGCCTTTTGCGATAGCGATGAGGTCGCTATCGCTATCAACGATTTGTAAGGCATCTATTAAGTAACGTAATTGAATCATATATTACACATCGTTAAGTAATTCTAGGTTTGCCTCTCCAGTAGTAAGATTCATTTGTACTGAGTTGATTATGTACGTTCTTTGAAGAATAATAATCTTATCATTATTCTTCAAACGTAGTAGGATGCTTATAGGCAACCTTGCTTTGAATTTAAATATCCTTCTTTGAGTATTGTATAGGTCGGTTATGTAGTCCTCCCAAAAGCCTCTGAACAATCCGCTTTGAAAAGCGATAAGATGGTATGAGTCAGTCTCTACTCCAAAGTTTATTGTTTGAGTCACATCATCATCAGTAGTAGCATTCGTATTGCTTACCAACCAAAAAGCATCTTTGGTCTGCACTCCATTACTCATATCTATGAAGTAGTATTGACTACCTGATGCAAGACCAGTAATCGCTGCTGGTATATTGAACAAAAGAGGTTTACCTATATAGGCTTCTAGTTCTCTATTGATACTTCTCCCTACGCTTAGTGCAGTTTGTGTATCGGTGTTTTGATCCGTCAACCTCTCATATATCTGATGGTCAAAAGGTACTTCTACTTTGAACTCTCCACCATCGTATGTAAAGTCTGCTTTTACATCTCCGTAGTTTCTATCATTGTCAAGTCTGAATTGCTCTTCTAGTATGCTATTTGCATCGTTGAACTTATACTCTATTCTCTTGTAAAGTTCAGGCTTTTTTATCTCCGTATTTTCGACATCTATATACTTTGTTATGTCGATGGTAGCACCCTCGCCATACCAATCATCTAAAGACTCTATGTCGAAGTTCTTTATTGTTGTAAAAACATCGCCTGAATCCGTTGAAGTCTTAGTAGTAGTTTGACCAGTTGGTACGATAACCAAGTTGAACATCTTTACAATACCACCAAAGAACTCGCTTACCTTTTGTTCAGGTAATTGGTCAGCCATTCTGATAAACTTGGTAACGCTTTGAGTTCCGCTATTACTTGCTGCTATTATAGTATCTACGTTTGTGATTACTCCGTTACTTGCTCTCTTTTGTAAAGTTATTTGGATAGTCAAACTAGAGACCGTTATACTTGCTGCCGCATCTCTCCTATCAGAGATGCGTATATCATATACTCCTTTCTCATCAAAAAAGAACTTACCACTTGCACTTGTTCCCTCCTTATGGGTATCTATAATCTCTCCATCTTTGAAGAGGTGTATCTTAGATTTGATAGAACCAGTATAACTATATTCGAGTCTAAGTCTATAGCTATCGGTAGGAGTAAATGCACTTGTTACATACAAGTCGCTTGTCAATTCATAAGATGAAGAGCCAAGAGTCCATACATCATTAGCCGTTTGAATGTTTGCACTCCTATCATCAGTAGAGGTAGTATTCAAAGTAAGCAATGTAGGAGTATCTCCTAAGTCATTGTCTTTGAATAGGAAGTTTGCTCTACGATGCGCCCACATATAAAGCATACCAAAGTTAGTTCCTCCAAAAAATTCACTATCAAAGTTTACCGAGTACTTTGTTTCTATTGCCTCAATAATCCTCTTAACCTTTATCGCTGGTTTCAACTCATACCAAAAGCATCCGTGCTTTGTACTTGTAGCACCATTAGCTGCTAAGTTCTCTGCATCCATATTAGACGATGAGTCATACTTCCAATTCCTCTTAGGAGATATCAATGGATATACTACTGAGTCACTTGTGCTAGGCACAAACGCACTAAGACCAGTCTCTACATTTGTATTAGTGTATTCGTGGTCTTGTGCTGATAAGTCTAGGTCATTCAAAGTATCCTCTCCGAATAAGTCCTTAAGGTTTGTATTGTTAGAGTAGAATGATACTTTATATGCGTAAGGCTCGTTGCCTTTCATTTGAACCGATTCTAATTCTATAGTACCAGCCCTGAATAAATTATTATTTATCTCTATCAAACTATCTACTCTCGTTTGAGCATCAAACGGAGTAGCTATATCTACATTGTAGTAGTGCTTGAAGATACCATTATTATTAGGTGTTGCTGGTAATGTAAATGACTGAGTAAAATCGCCAAAGACTTTTGAGATGTCTTTGACGTTTTGAGTAGATAAGGTAATACTTATATCCTCATCCTTGAACGTATCAACTCTTTGATCGCTGATATATATCTCTACCTTATACATATCTTTCGGTAAATGCTTCTTGTACTTGTATTGTGTAGTTTATCATTTTGTCATTGATACTCTTCTGAAGAGACTGAGTTGTATCTACAACTTTAACAGGCATATCCGTACCATCTACATCTATGTATACTGATTCGCTCATAAGCAAATCTTTTATTACCTCTTTGTAGCTTTCATCTACAAAACCAGTATTGATTGTTGTGCTTGTAAGACCATTAACATTGTAGTCTTGTCTTACATCTTTGTCATAGGTAAACACGCCAGTATTAGCCACGCTACCAGTAGCCTTTTGGAAGGATTGTCTTGTGACCTGAAACTCACTACTTGATGCTTTGAAACCATACAAGTAATCCCAAGCACCAAATCTATTTATAAACCTCAACCTTCTTATATCGTATTTAGGTTCACATACTTTCTCCATAGTTAAAACATCATCTCCTATTTGTAGGGTATAGGTTCTTGCACTATGTGCCGTTGAGCTTGGTAGTGTACCGCTATATCCAACTGACGTTAGATATGCGCTTAGATTTGTAACACCTATTGGTATTCTGAGTATTGAGCCTTCAGGTTCGGTAGGATTTCGAAACGCAGTCAAGTCTATCGTATGAGTTCCTCCAGCAATCGCAAAGGCTACAGTTGTAAAGTCTGCACTACCTACTGCACCCATATATATTCCTATCATTTCATTGTCTCCTGATTCCTTTACATAAACTCTACCAGCATTACTTTGCAAAGCACTTGTAAGGAATGATGAAGGATAGGTCTTGAAGGCAGCATCATCGAACAAATTATAACCCATAGATACTGGGAATATCGTACTGCTACCAGTTGCATTTTGTACATTCTCATTACCTGATATGAAATAGTTTACGTTGAAGTCTACCCTACACCAAAGCACCGTTGAATCAGGAGAGATGGCTGGTGTATTCCCATCAGTAGGTGCAGTCTTCAAGTGATGCTCTGCTACGATAGGCGCAATGTCAAAAACGCAAAACTGCTTGAGACCATTTGTACCAGCTACAAATTGGTCTCTAGTTAATGTCTGAACATTACTCGTAGGTACTGAACTATATGTGGTACTCCATACCTTGATATTAAGAGTAATGTCTTTTAGGTTCTGAAAGTTTGTAACATCGTCTGTCTTCATCGAGACATATATTGGACTTCTTGCTCCACATAACTTTGTAGGTGTAACTATGGTAAATGACATATCCTATTCCTTAAAATTGTTTTTTAATGTGAACTCTAAAAAGTCTTGTACATCTAATTGAAAAGCCTCCCTCACTTCTTGAGGTAGTCTTTTGAATCCTAAAGTAAAAGCTCGTGTAAAGAAGTAACTTGGTTTTATACCTTTGTTGTATACGCTATTGGCTATAATAAAAGCTAGGCTCTTACGAGGTATGAATCTTCCTTGCTCGTCTCTTATACCATCTAGTCCTCTACGCACCATCCACTTATCAAATACTTTTGCTGGAGGTCTTTTGGTTGTGTACTTGTATGGTGTATTATACTTCTTCTTTACACCACTTACCCCTTTGTCCTGAAACTCTCCATACTCCTCCATCTTGAAATCAAGGGAGAAGGATACACCACTACCACTACTTCTCAAATCATATTGAATGCTATCATATAGTTCCTTAGATACGTTCTTATTCTTTCTTGTCAAGTTTGCTCGTGCTTGTTGCACGACATACTTGCCGAAATCATTTAAGGCTTTCTCAAGGTTCTTAGGATTAACAAGCACTCAAATCAGTATTAGGTATTGTAATCGCTATACTCATATCCCATCCAGCTAGACTATTCTCAAACCTATCTACAAAAGGCTCACAAGTTGGAGTACCTTCTATTTGGAACTTCTCATCGTATAGGCTACCTCTTGATAGTAGAGAGTATAATTTATTGGATGTTGCTAACATTGTGTTCAGCACATCTTGTTCGTTCGTGTTGCCTCTGAATGGTTGATCGGTTGCCGATATGCCTCTAGCATCTCGCTTATTGAAGTCTACCACATCCATAAATAGTATGTTCAGATTGAAGGTCATACTATGAGGTTGGAACGTAGTATTATTTACTATGATATGGCTTAGTGGAAAGATTGTCTGCTTGTTCAAATCAACCTCTGATAAGTCTCCCTCCGTGACCGTGTTTATGCTTGGCTCTGCCTCTAAAGTTGTGCGTAGCTTTTCTAGTATGTCGTAGTATCCTCTCATATCTTAAGTAACGATTTCTCTAATTCGTTTTTCTCCTTGTCATAGGTCATCATAGTAAGTGCGGCAAAAAGTCTGAGTTTGCTAATTTTTTCAAATCTTGTAACATCGCCCTGAGAGAGATGATAGAAAGTGGTGTACCATCCCCACTTTCTTCCGAAGTTTGCGGTTGAACTGAGGTCGTGTTCTCCTCCAGTTGCATTAAAGAGGGAGTCAAAGCTATCGACAACTCTATCCCTAAATGATAAAAAAAAAACAAAGCACCGAGTACAACATCCATAGTTAAGCCTTTCATCCGATGTTCACTATCAGATGTGCCTTCATATTCTTCTATATTGTACTTGTCCTTTCTTCTGCTCTTGATAGGTCTATACAATACCGCCATAGTGGTATGCATCTTCTCCCAATCGTTTATGCTCTCATCAATATCTACATACTCTCCTAGAGATATCTCTTCTAGGTTAGGTATGAATCCATACTCAACATCCCCCATAGTATGAATCTTTCTTAGTTGAGGTTTGTCTTCAAAGAAAGACATAATCCTTGTTGCATAGTTCTTTACATCTTTGTATGACATCTTGCTCACTATTATCAAGGGTACATTACAGAATATCTCTACGCACTTTTGTGCTAGGAATAGTTCATCCTCACTATTCACTTGTAAGAACTTTTGATATTGTTCTAAGGTAATATCAAACAAACCTTCTGGTATTATTATATCTACTTTCATATCTTATCTGACCGCATACCTACCATAGTTAGGTCTGCTCAGTCTATTATAGGTTGCATATCTTGCTGCATCAATAGCGTGATTATATTGGTCTACTGGTTTGTTCAGTATCCTTCCGTTGCTATCCTCTACAAATTTATAGTTTCTTAGTTCTTTTATTAGATTCTTGCTCGTGTTTGTGACATTGATTCTATATCTCTTGAGCATATCAATACCAGCCATAACTGAGTCTTTACCCTTTGCCGTAGCCTTTATATTCCATCCGAATAGCTGAAGCTCACGGATGGACTTAGGTTCTGCACTATCTGCAAATATCTCTACCCTTCTATCGAATCCTAGAGAGGTTAGCTTGTTGTGGATGTCTCTATTAGTTAGACCAGTTTGATACACCAACTCATCAAAGTATAAGTCTATTTCTTTCCGATAGGCTAATACCAACGTGGTAGGGTCATTGGTGAATCCGAAGTCCATCCCTCCAGCGATCAAAGTAGAACCTTCAGGAATATGAGTGACCTCTTGATGTGAGAATATGGTAGCCTTGCTTTGCCCTCTCTCTCCAAGACCGTAAACTCTCCAGTAGTTCTCATCAGTTAGTTTGAGTCTTTCTATCTCCTCCTTGATAGTCGCAGATAAGAAGGGATTGTCTTTGTAGGTAGTCTTGAAGAACTCGCAGTCAGGTCTTGTAATAACTTGGTCATATATCCAATGGTACTCATCTGATGGGTTATAGTCAAGAATAATCTTACCAGTAGTACGCATTACCAACTGCCTCCAATCTTCTATGGTAAGTTCGTTAGCCTCATTGCAGAAGAGCATATCTCTCTTTCTACCTCGTATCTTCTGAGGTTGGTCTAAAGATATAAACTCTATGATATTGCCGTAGCAGATATACTCGCTATTGGATTTATTATGCTTTGTCCAGTCATACCTATTCATTGACTTCAGTATCTCAAAGAAGTCTCTCATCACGGATGCTCTGACCGAAGGAAAGGTCTTACGGCAGATTGTGATTATCTGCCGTTTGTTTGGATTCTGCATACAATAGTAGATAAGCCATATAAGGATGTTATATGTCTTACCTGACCTTGTACCGCCTTGTTCTACTATTATCCTCTTAGAACTATTCTGAAGGTGTTTGAATACCTTGTTCGTCTTCACTCGTGCTATCTATAATCTCTATGGTCAGAGGCTCTAGATTCTCGTGTTGTATCTCTTGCCTAT